CTTCTTTTACTGTAACACCTCAATTAAGTTTTTATAAGGTAGGATAATGGGAGCTTTTGCGTCTGGTAAACACGCTTATGGATTATCAGATAGATCTGGATTTAGATACAGATTAAAAGATATGCGTAAGGAATGGACAGGATTATTAGTAGGCAAAGATGAGTATGAAGAGAAGCATCCTCAATTAACTCCTCCAAAAGTTTCAACTGATCCAGAGGCTATAAGAAATGCTAGACCAGACAATGATGATGATTTTACTGTTTTTACTATTTATACAAACACAGATTTAGGTATAATAGGTTCTAAATTAAACACTTTTGAAGCTACATCTTCTTTAGGCAGCGTAACGGTGAGTATAACATAATGGCATGGACATTAACTACATTAACTCAATCTATTAAAGATTGGACAGATAATTCCGAAACAACATTTGTTGCAGAAATACCTTTTTTTATAACGAATGCAGAAGAACGAATATTTAAATCTATAGATTTAGAGTATTTTCGTAAAAATGCTTCTGGATTATTCACTAGTGGTAATAAGTTTTTGTCTATGCCTAGCGATTATCTTTCTTCTTTTTCTTTAGCTTTTGTAGACTCTAGTGGCAATACTAATTTTCTTTTGCAAAAAGACGTAAGTTTTTTACAGCAATACACGCCTGGTGGAAATTCAACAACAGGAAACCCAAAGTATTATGCACCTTTTGACTTTGAAACTTTTATTGTTGCACCGACTCCTGATGCTAATTATACAGCAGAACTGCACTACTTTTATAGACCAGCTTCAATAACAACAGACAATACTGGTACAACGTGGATAGGTGACAATGCTACTGATGCTTTATTATACGGTTGTTTAGTTGAAGCCTATATTTTTATGAAAGGTGAAGGAGACGTAATTAAAATGTATTCCGATAGATATGCAGAAGCTCTTTCTAGGTTAAAAAATTATGCAGAAGGAATGGAAGACAAAGACGCTTTCAGAGCAGGAAAATTACTAAAGCCAAGAACATGAGTAATTTAAAAAATAAAACAATAGCCATAGTCGGTTTAGGAAATACTTTTGCAGAATACATTCTTGCTAAAACAAGAAGTGATGCTTTTGATGAAGTATGGGCTATAAACGCAATGTCTTCTGCTATTTTCCATGACCGTGTTTTTATGCTTGACCCAGCATCTCGTTTCTTAGATGGAGAAATGGCTGGAAAACAAACAAATGTAATGAAAGAAAGATTATTACAAAAATTAAATATTCCTATTTATTCTTGTTGTTTAGACAAAAGATGTCCTGATGTAGTAGAATACCCTTTACAAGAAGTTTTACAAAAAACTAATTACGCTTACTTAAATAACACAGTTCCTTATGCGATAGCCTTTGCTATATCTCAAGAAGTTAGTAAAATTTGCTTGTATGGGATAGATTTTAGTTATAAAGATGTTCCTCATATGGCAGAAGCAGGTAGAGCTTGCACAGAGTTTTGGTTAGCTATTGCTTCTACAAAAGGAATAAAAATTGAGGTTGCACATAATTCTACCCTTTTAGATACTAATGTGCCAGATGAAGAAAAGCTGTATGGATACCATAGATTAGACGATCCTATAGTTTCTACAGTGCATGAAGGAAGTATGTTAATAACAAGAAAATCAAAGTTAGAACCACCAGAGCCATTGGATGCAATTCCAAGAATATACGGCAGAGAGGAAGATACAAGATAATGATTAGTGTTAGTACAACAATGGGGATTTCACCCGTAAATGTTTTTACTTCAGACAACGGAGGTCTTTCAGACGAACAAATAGCACAGATGGCAACAGATAAAATTGTTGCGGTATCTGAAGATGCTCCAGATGTTATTCGAGATCAAGCTAATGTTTTTAAAGAAAATGTTAAAAAACTTTTGTTTCATTATCTAGTCTTGGCAAGAAAAGAGGAACGTGCTACAATAGTTCATACTATAAGAAATTCAGGCCAAAAAGACTTGGCAGAATATATAAGGAGATTATAATGGCGATAGCACAAGCACTATGCACTACGTTTAAAAAAGAACTTTTAACAGCCACACATAATTTTGCTACAAACGGAAATGCTTTTAAATTAGCACTTTTCGCAGAAGGTGGCGGTGGTAAATCTTCTACTACTGCAACATTAGGTGCAGCATCAACGGTATATGTTACAACAGGAGAAGTTGCAAACAGTGGTAGTTATGCTGCGGGTGGTGGTGTTTTAACAAAAGTAGCACCAACAAATGCTGGAACAACTGCTATTACAGATTTTGCAGATTTAAGTTTTACGACAGCTACAATCACGGCTATGGGTGCGTTAATTTATAACGATACTAATGGTGATAAAGCAGTGGCTGTGTTAGATTTTACAAGTAATAAAACATCAACGTCTGGAACATTTACAATTCAATTTCCAACGGCTGATGCAAGTAATGCAATTATAAGAATCGCTTAATCGAACAATTGTAAGGTAAGCTATGGCTAATACTACATTAACTGGTTGGGGTAGAGGTACTTGGACTGAGCAAGCATGGAACAGAGCTTTGCCTCTTGCTGTTACTCAAAGTGCTTCAGCAACGAGTGCATTAGGATCAGTTGTTGCCGTTCCTGGAGTAACTGTTGCCGTAACAGGTGTTCAAGCTGTAGGCTTTTTAAGTGGTCATAGTGCTACAACAATAGTAAAAACAGTTACAGTGGTTGGTGGAAACCCTTCTAATCATCCTTACTATAATGTTGGATCAGCTAATAAATTTGCTATAGGGGGTTCAACGGCTACTGTTGATGTGCTGTTAGACTTATTTGAAGGAAACACATATAGGTTCGATCAATCAGATAGTAGTAATGCGGGACATCCACTTAGATTTTCAACAACTCCAAACGGGTCGCATGGTGGTGGCAGTGCCTACACAACTGGCGTAACGGTAAATGGAACACCAGGACAAGCTGGAGCTTACACGCAGATTACTGTGTCTAATCCTGCTCCTACCTTGTATTATTATTGTACTAATCATAGCGCTATGGGATGGACTGCTAATACACCTGGCATTTCAGGTCACGCATTGCTGGTTGAGACTAATGTCGGTACTTCTGCATTAGGAACTGTAATTGTAGGAGCTGATGCTGTTTTTGCAGTTTCAGGAAACTCCTCTACTTCGGCCGTTGGTACAGTTCAAACTCCTATAATTTCCATAGGAGTTTTCCCAATAGGGTTTAGTGCCACTGCTTCTACAGGAGAAGAAAATGTTTGGAGTTTAATTGATACTGCACAAACATCGAACTTTTCAGCTATAACAGTATCACAAACTCCAAATTGGAAGAAAATAGCAGCATAAGGATAATAAAATGGCAAGTACATATATAAATGATTTAAGATTAGAAGAAATAGCAGATGGTGAGCAATCTGGAACATGGGGAGCTACAACCAATACCAACCTAGAGTTAATTGGTGACGCATTTGGATTTGGTACAGAAGCTATAACAACTAATGCTAACACTCACACTAGTACAATAGCCGATGGGGCTGCAGACGCTGCTAGAGCTATGTACCTAGTTTATACTGGTGCATTAGACTCAACATGCACTATAACAATAGCTCCTGACACTTTATCTAAAGTTTGGTTTATAAAAAATGCCACCACAGATTCTGGCTCTAGTGGACCTTACAGCATAATCATCAAACAAGGCTCTGGTGGTGGTGCTGCAATAACTATTGCAAATGGGGAGACTAAAGCTGTAGCTACTAATGGTACTGGTAGTGGAGCTATAGTTTTTGATGTTTTTGCAAACCTATCTTTCTCTGCTGGTGGTACTCTAAATATTAATGGTACGACTGATGCTACTAGTACGACAGACGGTTCTTTACAAACTGATGGTGGTCTTTCTGTAGTAAAGGATGCTGTTATTGGAAACGATTTATTATTACTGTCCGATGCTTCTGTAATTAAATTTGGAGCAAATAGTGAAATAACATTAACTCATGTACATGATTCAGGACTTATTTTAGGTGGTACTGCACCATCTCTTACAATAGGTGATGCTGGTGCAGAAGATGCAAAGATTGTGTTTGATGGTAATGCTCAAGACTTTCATGTTGGACTAGACGATAGTTCAGATGA